GATTGCCACAACAAAGAGCATAAGCGCAAGTATAAGGGAAGTACAAACCGCACTATATTTGATAGCCAGGGTAACATAGTTGCGGTAAGAGAAAGCAAGGAAATAGAGGACTATAAGCAGGCTGTAAAGGCTATAGACAGCATAGACATAGAAGCTATAAAGGGGGCTATAAAATGAATTATGTAGAGCCTATAAGAAGCACACAGACCGTACAGGACATAGCGGACTATCTGAAAGAGAAAGACCCAAAGTATTATATTATGTATATGATAGGCATTTATAGCGGGTTGAGAATATCAGATATACTTAAGCTTAAGGTTCGTGACGTAAGAGGTAAGACAAAGATAACTGTAAGGGAAAAGAAAACAGGAAAAGAAAAGCTTTTCCCAATCAATAAAGAATTAGATAAGGCACTTAATATTTATTGTGATGGTATGAAAGATTATGACTATCTCATACCAAACCCAAACATAGCAAACAAAGCAATATCAAGAGAGTATGCTTATAAGATCATGCACGAAGCGGGCGAGAGGTTCGGACTTGACAACCTGGGTACGCACACAATGCGTAAGACCTTTGGCTATCACTTCTACTTACAGACGAAAGATATTGTATTGCTTATGAAGATATTTAACCACCACGACGAAAGCAAAACACTAAGATATATAGGCATAGAACAGGCTACAATAGATACAGCTATGCTTAAGTTTAGCTACAGATAATGTGCTTTTATGGGTACAAGTAAACACAATGGCATATTGTGAACTATAAGAACCTAAGAACACTAGAAAAGCTTTATAATCTGTGGCTTAACATTATATCTTAATAGGTTCACACAATGATACATAAGTGAATAAGAATGAAACCACAGTAATTATAACAGAGTTGCACCAGTGCAACCGCACGAACACACGCAAGCCCCCCAGGTAAGCAGATTTTTATAGATACCAATGAACCGATGGCAGAGTTTAGAATACCCCTACAAGGCACTATATAGAGGGGGGGTATTGTGTAATAATAGTAAACACGATAATATAAGTAATATAGATAACAAGAAATGAGGTGATATGATGGCAAGAAGAAAAAAGGTAGCAGAACTTGACGCCATTTTAGAAAAGATACCAGAAGATAAAAAATTTATAGGTGTAAAACTGGTTGACGAACTTATTTTCATGCAGACCACTTTAACGAACCTTAAGCGCCAGATCAAAGAGGGTGGAGAGGTTGAACACTTCGAGCAGGGAAAGCAAAACTTTTTAAGAGAAAGCCCCGCACTTAAGAGCTATAACACAACGGTACAGAGATACAGCCAATTATACAAACAGCTTACCGACCTTATGCCAAAGACACAGGAAGCAGAAAAAAGTAATGCTGTATATGATTTTTTAAAGGGCGGTGATTGATGTTGAATTATATAGAGCAATACTTACATGAAATAAACCAGGGTAAGCGCATTGTATCTAAGAGGGTTAAAAAACAATATGAAAGCCTGGCAGAAGATATAAATAACCCTAACTGTGGGTACATATTCGACCAGGTAAAGGCAGAACGACCAATAAAATTTATTGAAAAGTTTTGTAAACACAGTAAGGGTGAGTGGGCGGGTAAGCCTGTATTATTGGAGTTATTCCAGAAAGCTTATATAAGCGCCCTGTTTGGCTTTATAAATGAAACCACAGGATATAGGCGGTATAGAGAAACCATGTTATACGTTGCCAGGAAGAACGGAAAGAGTACGCTTTTAAGTGGCATAGCTTTATATATGCTGATTGCAGACAATGAGCCAGGCGCAGAAGTTTATAGTGTGGCAAGCAAAAAAGACCAGGCACGCATAATTTTTGATGAAACTAACAACATGGTAAAGCAAAGCCCAGACTTATTACAGACAGTGCGAAAAAGAAAAAGTGATCTATATTTTCCTTTGACGTTTTCAAAATTCCAACCACTAGGAAAGAACAGCGACACGCTAGACGGTCTTAACAGCCACTTAGTAATTATGGACGAATTACACAGCATTAAAGACCGTAATTTATATGAGGTTATGAAACAGAGCCAGAGCGCAAGACGCCAACCGCTTATGATTATGATAACAACCGCAGGAACTGTAAGAGAATGTATTTTTGATGATATGTATAAGTACGCTATAGGCGTTGCAGATGGCACTATAAAAGATGATCATTTTTTACCTATCATGTATGAGCTTGATAATAAAAAAGAATGGTGCGACCCTATGGCATGGGAAAAGGCAAACCCAGGGCTTAACAGCATTAAGAAAATAGACGACCTTGTAAGCAAGGTAGAACGTGCAAAGAACAGCCCCAGGGACTTAACAGGTGTACTTGTAAAAGACTTTAATGTTATACAATCTGTGGGTACAGCGTGGTTAAGCTTTGACGACGTAAACAACGAGGAAACATTTAATATTAAAGACTTTAAGGGTATGTATGCAATAGGCGGGGCAGACCTTAGTATTACAACAGATTTAACGTGTGCAACGCTTCTATTGATGGATAGAAACGAAAAGCGTTATATAACTCAAATGTACTGGCTACCGCAAGACAACTTTGAAACCAGGGTACACGACGAAAAAATACCTTATGACAAATGGCTAGAAGCAGGACAGTTAAGACTATGCGCAGGAAACAGTATAAATTATAGTGATGTTACCGCCTGGTTTTTAGAAATGGTTACACAGTACGAAATAACGCCCGCCTGGATATATTACGACAGCTACAGCGCTAAATACTGGGTGCAGGAAATGGAAGATAACGGTTTTAATATGGTTAGATGTATCCAGGGTGCAAAAACCTTAAGCTTGCCCATGCAGATGTTGGGCGCCGATCTGAAAGCAAAGAAAGTAAATTATAATAACAGTAGCCTTTTAAAATGGTGTATGACTAACACAGGCGTACAGGAAGATAGAAACGGTAACATTGTACCTATTAAGGCGCAAAGCCCTAAATATCGAATAGATGGGCTTGCAAGTATGCTAGACGCTTATGTAGGACTTTACGAACATTACAACGAATATCTAAACACAATATAGAAAGAGGTGTAAATAATGGCAGATAAAGAGTATATGAAACTTAAGGATAAAAAAATAAGTATCTGGGAAGAAGTACCAGGTGAGCAAAACGAAAACGGATTTAGAGAAGAAAGCACATATAAAAAAATACATGATGGTAAATTGTGGGCTTATTATAGACAGACAAGCGCAAGAGAATACTTTGCGGCGGCGGCTTACCAATACACAGAGGACGCTATATTTTTTATTAACTTTAGAAAAGACATTGATACAAAAATGTATATTCTTTACAATCACAAAGTATATTCAATAAACAGGGTTGACGATTACGAGGGCTACACAAGAGAAACCAGGTTAAGCGCCTGTATGAATAGACGTGACGACCCAAGCGACTACCCAGGAATGATAGACGACTAAAAACATATGAACCCACAGATATATATAGGCGGTGTACTGGCTACCCGCTTATATTTTTGCACTTTTTTAAAATACTTTCATGTTTACTATTGACTTTAATGTTTACTTAGTATAATATACTTACTAAGCAACGTAAGTAAACATAAAAGTCAAAAAGAAAGGAAGTACAAGCAAATGGAAAACAAAACACATTTTTACAGCCTAAAAAACAGAGAGGTTAAAAAGAGATTGAAAAATAACGATTATTTACAAAAATCAGTAGCTTTATTTGAAAAATACAATTTTACCTGTATTTTCAGATATTCGGATAAAATAGAAAGCTACAATAATGGAGTTATAACAGCCTGCCAAGATAAAAGAATTTTAATTACTGGCAACAGATCAGACGAAGCTATTATAAATGGTATTGCGTTGATTATTCCAGAAACTATGAGAAGATTTGTTTTTAATAATTACGAACGCCCTTATTGTATTCATAGCACAATAGAAACAGTTGAAAAAGCAGATATTGAGAAGTCTAAAGCGCTTATTGATATTTTATTGTAAACATAATAATATTGATAAACTTTTATTATTGAGTTGACAATATCAGCATAAGCACATATATTATAAAGTAAACATAAATGAAAGTGAGGGCGACAATATGAAAGACGGAAACGAACAGCAAAAAGAAATTGCTACTATTAAGCCTAGAACATTACAGCTTAAGTTGTCTGCCGCAGATTGTGAGCGAATAGCAGAAAGAGCGGGCGCCTGCGGTCTTACTGTATCGGAACTATTAGAAAACTTTATAGGCGACCTGGTAAGCGGTACTTACTCAAACGGTTCTGATGAAAGAATGTATGCCAATAACTGGTTTGATCGTTGTTGGTTTGGAATGTTTCCAGAAGATACATTTTTACGCCATCTAATCGAATGGGGCGACCTTGAAAACTTCTTAGATAGTTATGAGTATATGCAGGACAAGAAAGACAACATAGAAATAACAACAAAAGAAATTGAAACAGGCATAATAGGAGAAATAAACGGTAAACCGTACACATGGAAAGACTTAGTAAATAGTGATAATAAGCCATCATACAAAAGTAAAGAAGAATGGGAAGCAGAAGAAAAAGCAGACCTTGAAAGTTACAAAGAACAATATGAGGACGCAAAAAAAGAACTTTTAGATTGCTATGAGTATTACGCAAAGGATAAAGAGAACAAAGAAAGCTTTGAGAAAAGCTTAAGTAAAGTATTGGAATATGTGAAACAGCTTGAAGCTTTTAAGGGGGTGGAAGAATGAGCAATATTTTAGCTTTTGTAAACCAAAAAGGCGGGGTAGGGAAAACTACAACTTGCCTTAATGTAGGCGCAGGACTAGCCAGAGAGGGTAAAAAAGTATTATTGATAGATACAGACCCACAGGCAAGCTTAACAATAAGCGCAGGCTATGGAGATATAAAAGACAATGAAACCACAGTATATGAGGTACTCAAAGCCGAAGCGGATATAAACGACGCCATTATAAATAAGCCTGTAGGCTATGACATTGTACCCACAGATATTAGACTTAGTGGCGCAGAAATAGAGCTTGCAAGCGTCCCAGGGCGTGAAATGCTTTTGAAGGAAGCTATAGAAAAGCTTAATTTACGATATGACTATATTCTTATAGATTGCCCGCCATCATTAAGCATAATAACCCTTATGGGGCTTACAGCTTGCACACAAGTTATAATACCAGTACAAAGCCAATACCTTGCGTTAAATGGAATGGCGCAACTTATAGAAACAATTAAGCTTGTAAAAAAGAGAATGAACCCACAGATAGAAATAGGCGGTGTACTGGCTACCCTATACGATAATAGAAAGCTTTTAGACAAAGAAGTATTAGAAAGCATACAAGAAGCTTTTCCAGATCAGACGTATAAAACAACCATAAGCAATAGCGTAGCACTGGCAGAAGCTCCAAGCTTTGGAAATGATATTTTTGAATATAAGCCAACCAGTAAAGGCGCTTTGCAATATAAAGACCTGGTAACAGAAATAATAGAAAAGGAGAAATAAAAATATGAGTAGCAGACTAGGAAACAACCCGCTTTTCAATGAACCAGAGGGAAATAAGGAAGTTGCACCGGTGCAACCAGAGAAAAAAACAATAGGCAGACCAAAAAAAGACGGTCTTGTAAGAGGTAACAGCGTACAAGAGGGGCTTACAGAAGAATATACAAGAGCTACTTTTATTGTACGTTGTGATTTACTGGAAAAACTGAAAGATTACGCATATACAGAGCGTGAAAGCCTTAAGGACGTTGTAAATGATATGCTAGAGGACTTTTTAAGCGACAAAGACGACCTACTACCACACAGAAAGGATAAATAAATATGATTGAAATTGATAACATTAAATTGTATGACGTCCAGGAAGTGGCGCAGATGCTTAACTTAACACCTACAACAGTAAGAAAGCTTATTAAAGAGGATAAGTTAAAAGCAAAAAAAATAGGCAGACCGTACATGATCGCAGAGGACGCACTAAAAGAATATGTGCAAGTAAGCAGGTGATATAATGAGCGAATTTTTAGAATATACCAAACATGAAATAAAACAGCTTGAAAACATAGATAAAAAATACAGACCAGAAATTAACAGACTTATGGAACTGGTAATAAAAAGTGAAACAGGTAGTAAAGAATTTGATGAATTATTAGAAAAAGAAAATGCAATACATGAAGAATGGCAGACGGAAATAGAAAAAGTGAGCAATAGGGCAAGAGAAAGAGCATTTAACGCCTTTGGTGGTGACGTTGAAACCATAGTAAGCGCCATAAAAGACCAGTTACCAACATATATAACAGTTGCTAAAGCTATGGCGGGTAAAAAACCAAGTAAAAAAGAACGTGCAGAGCAAACAGCACAAGAAGCAAAACACCGCCAGGAAGTAATAGACGGAATAAACGCAAACGAAAGGTTACTTGCAGATCACCCAGGCGACCAGGAACTTATAGAAGCAACAGAGGGGCTAAAAGAGCTTTTAAACAGCTTACCGTTAAGTAACACTCACGACATGATATATTCAGATCAAGCGCTTAAGAAAAATATAAATGACGCTTTTTCTATGTATCTTGATTTTTTAAGTAATGTAGACATAGAAGCATACAAAGAAATACAGACTTATATAGACGAATGTATAAAAAACAAAAATAAGTTATCTTTAGACCTGGTAAGGAAAAAAACAAAAGAAAATGGAATAATTGATATTACAACCAGACGCCCAACAGCATTTATAACACCTGTGGACAAGGTAAGCAATAAAGCCTTTGATAATGGACAGCTTTACAGTAGCACGCTTTTACCTGTGGCAATGGAAAAGAGAGGAAGCAAAAAACAAATTGATACAATGGTAAGTATTAACTTTGATGATATGCAAGGCGTACAGATCAGCGGTAAAAAAGAGCTTACAGCCTATGACAGAGAAGTACACGACGCAATTATAACACTTGCTGTAAATGGTGAAAA